CTAGCAGGGGGACCTCCGCGAGGAGCAGAATTGGTATATGTTGTTCCCCCATAGTTTGATGGGGGTCGAGCGCCCGAATTGTAACTCCCATATCCCTGCTGAGACTGATATGGACGAGACTGGTATGACGAGTGCTGTGGCTGCTGATATGATGAGTTGCTGCCGCTATGCGGTCTATCATGGTTGTTGTAAGCGTTCGAGTTGTTGTGGAACATCGAGTTGCCACGGCCACCTCGGCTTCCACCGCGTTGTTCATATCCACCACGACCCCGGCCGCCACTGCGGTCTACATACCGTTTGGCATTGGTATCAGCATAGGACAACTTCCTGGCGGGTCGCTTGAGCCCAGGCAAAAGTATGGAGCGGTGGGGTGTTAGTTGTTTGGGGAAAAAATACAGGGCTGTTAGCGAACGATCGTTCTTGATATCAGGCTCGTTCTGATCTGGCAAAGGGGAGTAGTAGGTGGAACCAGGGATACATTCTGGATTGGGAAGTACGCTGCCATTGATGCCTCTGCTTAATTTCGGATCGATTGGCACAGGCTGGGCAAAAATTAAGTAGTGATTGAAACATATGATAGTATAAACATACATCTTGGTTCTTGCGTTTACCGTACAAGCTCTCAAAGAATGGATACAGCGGGTGCTCATCTGAGACAAAAAGCACATCAGTTCCCCATTTGTTACGGCGGACCTGGTCTTCCGTAAGCTTCGGGTAATCAATGGCCATCGCTTCCAGCAGACGATCCTGGTCGATGAAGGGAAGGAGTACGACACCCTGCCAAGCCATTTTTTTGCCGTTCATGTCAATCTCAAATGTGGTGGGATAGAAGTCAATAATTGGCGAATCCCCCTCGAGCATGAGATGATGGAAAACGTCTGGGATGTGTTGTCGGCTACAAGTGGGGTTAGTATTGAGCATGACTTTATGAAAGTGAATGCATACCTCGCTGCCGGGAAGACACTCATAAGCTGCTCGTAAGGTTTGAAGGGCTGTGCAAGTTCGAATTTTAAATCCAACTTGTTGAGGTCTTCGAAATCACTAGCGAAGGGCGCAAAGTGGTAAGGATAAAACCACTGCCAGGACGGGGTCTGTATCCATGTTAGTTTGTCACGATGCAAAGTTGTAGTTGAAAACATAACATACTCCTTGATAGTAATAATGTAAGACCCAAGCCAGACCTTCGACATAGTGTTTCGTTAGTCTATTGGGGCGAGATAGTAAAGTCAGAAACAAAAGATTTTATATTGAGCGAAAGCCACACTTTTTGCGAAAATCAAGATCTGTTGCTTCTACACCAAATTTCTGACGGTAATACCGGTCCCGGTAGCCTGGTTCCCACAATCTATAATCAAACGGTCAATCGAACCACATGACCCGGTTTATTGGTTAAATGCGCACTTGATGGTATCCTCTTGGTCAACAGTACCATCTGGATTGACTTTGAGTGCTTTAGATTCGAGGACTACATCTTCAGGCGCATCGTCTTCGTCAGATCCGAGGGTGTTATCAGCGTCATCATCAACTTCGTCAATTTTCCGCTTGACACCTGCTAACAACGTGTCGACATCATTACTATTCGCAGTGGGCTGATCATCTGGGTCAGGTTCTCCTTCAGCGTCGGCGTCATCATCTATGTCATTGTCCTCAGGTGCTTTGGCATCATTAGAGATAGAGATATCATGACCACCGAGGCCCGGAAACTCGTCATCCGTGGTATCTGGAGAAGGCATCGCGACATCAGTAGTGAATGTAGGTTTTGGAGGTAATGATAGATCAGGTTTCACAGGCTTGGCACCAGCCAGTTCAGCCTTGAGCATCTCAGCCGCACTCAAATTTGCCATTCGAATGGCTGCACGGTTGGCAACTACATCACGATTTGAACCACCAAGCGCTTGTGCTGCTGCTGGGACGTTTTGCACTGACTGAGGAGTTGGCTTCGCGCCGAAGCCTATGGAATCAGCGTTCGCAGCGAAATCAAACGAGGGTCGTGGGGGAAGGGATGGATGAGCCAAAGGGCTCGAGAGGGCTGTGGTAGACGCAGTCAAAGCTAATGCAGGGGAAGGGCCTGTGCCCGTCGAAACTGTCTTCACATGACCCAATTGCCTCTGTTCTTTTTCCGTTTTGCGTCTTTTAGATTCTTGTTCTTGACGCTCCTCAGCTGAACAGAAAGGAAGTGAGCATTACTCTATCCCATCAAGTGAAGAAGAGACGAACCTTCACGCCTTCTGCGGAAAATCTCATTCTCTCTTTGGGCAACACCTTCAAGTATGATTTGAGCTCGAGACAGAACGAGATGTCCGTGATTTGTCACATAGCCACCCATTCTTGGCAGTTCTTGTTTCCAAATCTTTAGCAGAGTGTCAATGGCACCTTCGCGAATCTCAAGTGAGGGAAGATGGGGTAGGAAGTCATTGCCGACGAAGAAGATCAAAAGCACCCAGTCATCAAGTGATTGTTCAAAGTTGAATGGGAAGGGAACATCAGGAACATTCAGTTCGACTTCGAGGTACTCGCGAAGAATAGCGACATCAAGGAATATGAATGGTTGTTTCTCTTGAGGTTTTTTTTCTATTTTTGTGAGGGGGTTTGCAGTACACTCGGCGGCATAGTGACCCTCCTGGCCACAAATTCGGCACGCCGTATTGTTTTGGGTACCAAAGACGTCTTCCCGAAGAACCCTGAAGTGAGGCTCGTGCGTCGCGAGGGCAAGCATAATCAAATCCGCGTCCTTGGGAAAATGTATAAATATGTAAAGATAGGTAATATGCAGAGATGGACCCACTAAGCCACAGATGACGTGATGTGTGTTGGGGTCGTGACCGGGATTTGACCGTTGGCGTCTGATGAAGTCCATAATTTTGTGTTCACCTTCTCCTGGAACATTTGCGTCAGAAATGATCACTTCTATCTGTTGGGATGTCAGCATACAATATACATACAAACATCATAACACGTACTTGCTTCCAACCAGGATCAGAGTTCATCTTTTTGACAACCCAATACCGCAGGGATGTCGCGAGTAACTCCATGAAAGGTGTACCGGGTGTAATAGCATTTGAATCCCAAGACTTTTTATTCTTTTCCCTTTCGCTGAGTTTCTTACCCATGGCTAAAAGTTGAAAATTTAACAATAAGTTGAGCAGGATGTGTTTGAGAGTCACGGACCTTCCCACATCGTCACGGCTTCTTTCCGAGCATCCGCAGCCTCCTTCGCTTCTTGAGCGGTGCGGAACCGTCGCGACCGTTGTTGATTCATCTTCGCACGAGGCGCAACGCCATCTGTGCAAGCTGTCAGCGACAATAGTAGGAGTCATGCTGGATCTGCAGACTCACCTATGGCTAAAAACAAGAGCTTCATTCAATACATCTTTTATCATTTTCTTCCATTCTTCTTCTCCGCCAATACCTGTACCTTCTGTTCTAATAATTATTTCAAATTTAAGATTTACCATCATGCCTCCATGTTGCGAACTGTTTCAGCAGCCTCTGACATACCCGCTTCGTCCAGAACTTCTGCTCTTAGATCTCGAACGATGTGACATCCGGGCTTGCCCAGCATCCGGAAATGGATCGAACGAAGTTTCTCTGCTACTAGACCGCCAGTTTCAAGGCAAAGTGGTTTGCGTGCCATTTAGAACCTCCAGAATTACTTTGTTTCGGTATAGATGGACTCATGGGAGTCATCTGAGTGGTCGAACAGGGAAAGGATCACGATTACGACTATGGAGCCCACGCAGGCCACCAGGAGCGCAATTAGAGCTATTCCGATTAGAGACATGAACGATACGAGCACATCAATCATAAATAATCCCAATTTCCCTTTATCTTTACTTGCTTCCAGTTATCGAATAAGAAGTCTAACTGTTTCAGTTCTATCCAATTAGGAAGCTCGACAATTTCTTCAAATTCCTTGTCTTCTATCTTTATCCAGAATCGAATCTTTCTCATATAACTCCTTATGACAGATGGAAGTGTGTATTACGGAGACTGCAAACTGACTGGCAGATCGGCTCACCAGATAGGACATTGTGCATATGGACATCTTTGCGGTCGATGGAATCTATCTCGTAGGGCTGATCCAAATGGAGGTAAGAACCGGCAGGAAGTTGATGAAATGCAATTGTAATGTGAGTTTTCAGCATTGAGATTGTCATAGAATTAACGCATCCTGTTCCTGAACCATCTGTATTGCAAATACAAGCCTGTTTATTGCGGAAACAAAGGGAAGATCTTTCTTCACGTCTTTCATGATGTGAAAGTAAATTTGGAGTAAAGTTATTTCTTTCATGGCTATGCTCCTCTCACCATTCTCTGCCATGATTGATTCAATCGTTGCTTCCAATGCTGCAGGTTCGCGTGACGCAACGAAGTCAACAAGTTCATCCATCGTGAGGTGACCACCTACAACCCCGCAAAACATCTCTGAGATCTCGTTCATGACATCTTCAGCTTTCAGCCATGGCCAGATGTCGCATATGTCGGCAGCACATACTGTCCTGTCGGTTGGTACGACGCCTCCAGCGGCCAAGTAGGCCCGTCCAAGGGCACATCCACAGGAACCGTCCTTGCTCACCCAAGATGCCCCATCATTAGCTGGGTACATTGAAGAACCAAGCAGAATTGCATCAGAAGTGCTGATCATGACTTCCTCCATTCGATCTCTTCTTTGAGATCGTCTATTGCCTCTTGTTCGGTGGATCCATACCCGGTAGGAGAACCGAGATCATAATTGGTGTAATCGTAAGCGCACCAATCAAAACGACGATCTGGGATGGGCTTAGGATCGTAATTCGTCGTGATCTTCATATTTCTCTCAATTCTGGATGTTCGTTGAATGTCATCCGAGCGAGATAAAACGCTTTCCAGTAGGCAAGTCCCGCATAGCCCAACTCTATGGATTCTTTAAGATCGTCAATAGGTGACTGGATCATATCGATCTCATTTCATATTGAGATAGTGCATACTGGAATACTTCAGAATACTCAGAGTCCGCCAAGTTCCGGTTTGCATAGCAGACAACATCTTCCGTACTGGGCATGTACTGGCAGACTGCATTCGTCTCGCCATGACCTTCGTCGTAGATGTTCCATACGATCTTGTCTTGGGACATAAATGCGGTTAGTAGGATTGCGGTGATCATTTGTGCAGCTCCATTCACCAACACGATAACTATGCGCTACATATTTTATTGTGTCAAGAAAAATATCTATTGCAATAATAAATATTTCTGGTAGTCTCTGAATCAGGGGAAATATGACAAATACTGAAAAAGGGAAAAGGGCTGAAACATACGTTTGCAGTTGGCTAAAGACTCAGGGACTAGAGGTAACCATGATGGGGTATACGAGTCCTTACGATCTTCTGGTAAATGGCTGGAGATGTGAAGTAAAGATGGCCCCAATGAAACCTAATGGGAAGTGGAATTTCAACATTCATAGACACGGGAAAGTGAATGAACTCGAAGTCGATTTCTATATCTTTGTCCTAGAAGATGTTCCTTACTGTAAAGCTTCTATCTATCTGATAAAGAAGGCTCCATTGTCGTGCCCAACTGTTGAAATATCAGTGAGGAGTTTGATAGTAAGGCATTCCCAAGATGTTCATAACGTCAAACCTCTATTAGAAAAACCTCCTCCTTTGGTTCGTGCTCCAACTTGGGAAGAAATCTCTGATAAATATCTAGAAGGCATAGAGAAGGAAGGCGCCTAATGGGGCCTAAAGTCAAAGAAGGGTTGCTGATCCTGCTGATTACATGGTCGGCGTGCATTCTCAACGTTGGAATCTGCGTAGCGATATTCGGAGGGAAATGATGATATTTGAGATATTTTTCTGGTTCGGTTTAACTTGTGGAGCTATATGGCTATTGGGCTTCTTCTTTATCGGTAATATTAGTTCAAAGCAAAAGAGGGACACTAAAGGCCGATTTGTTGGCAAAGGAAGCATATACGGTCCAATGTCCAATATCACTCATAATGTGAAGATAAATTCTCCAATGATGACTGGTCTGTCTCATTCTAAATATCCAGGAAAGCTTGGAGAATCAAATGACTAAGAAGAAGTTCGATCCGGAGTTTATGTATGTTGGACAAAAATTGGATGTCTATCGTAATGGCGGAAAAGTTGGGACTGTGAAAATAAAGCTGATAGAAGAGAATCAACTCAACTTCGAAGGCGAAGTCGTTGTAAAGCGTGGAGATTGGCTGATTGTGAAGGATGAAGATAAGAAGTAATCCTTTTTCTCCAACCTGCATCCAAACACAGCATGTGGATATTTTCCGCACATCAAAGCCCTTAGAAAATGGGGGCTTTTCTATTAGAATAGAGTTATGCCTACAAAGTGTTATGCTGATTCTCAGCGTGAATCGTTGCCACTTGATGACCCGTCCCGCAAGGTATACCGAGCGACCAGTGAAAACACGGTAATAGGACCAGGGAGACTGGGGTTCACTTCCCCAAGCATAGCGCCCAAGACAAGAATTATAAAAAGTGAAGTGTCTACAAATACAAATAAAGACAAGTTGCTCAAAGCAATATACTTACTGAAAGATGATTTAGGTAGCGTGAGATATGTCGGATATGCAAAAGATCCTGACGATAGATTGAAGCGCCATCTCAGAGAATATAAATTTGGATTCAAGACACATAGAAAAGCCTGGGTCGGCAAGATGTTAGAAGAAGGCCGATCAATCCATATGGAGATCGTGGAATGGACAAACGATTGGAATATGGTAGAACGACAATGGATTTTCAAAATGCGTGCGCTTGGATGTGATCTTGTAAATGGATCAGATGGAGGTGAGGCAATCCCTCCATCTTGCCGCCAAGCTCCGATAAGATATCCCGCAGTGAAGAGAACATATCGCAGCTTCGAATCCAACCTAAGACATTTTTATAAATCCAATGAGAAATACGCTCTGATTTATGAATACTATAGAGATTGCTTAGTTCCATCTTGTCGTAGACATAAGAGTATGGATTGGTTAGAATCAGGAGTTGAGAAGTACGGAGTGAAGTTTGTTGCTCAGGTTTTCTATAAGTTACTGAAAGAAGAAGGCTTATCGATCGAGGAACTAATAAACTGATGGAAAGTATTAGGACTCCTGAAAAAAAGGCCGATTTTCTAACTGCTTTAGCATCATGCGGAAACGTGACCGAAGCGTGCAGAATCGCTGATGTTTCACGCAATGCTATGTATATGTGGAAATCAGATGAACCTGATTTCGCAACACAATGGAAGAAATATCTTGCTGCTGGTACGGAACTACTCGAAGATGAAGCAATTCGTCGCGCTCGTGAAGGTTGGGACGAGCCAGTCTTTCATCAAGGTGCAATTGCTGGAAGTATCAGAAAATACAGTGATACACTCTTGATCTTCCTCCTCAAGGGACAGATGAAAGAAAAATATGGAGACAAGCAAACGATTGAGCATACTGGTGAAGTAGCATTGGCTGACCGCATCTCGAAAGCGCGCAATCGCAAATGACTCAAGAAGAAGCGCTTATCGACGATATCGCTTCATTCTCTGCGAATCCATTAGCGTTCTGTCGTTACGCGTTTCCCTGGCTTGAGGATGGCGAACTCTCCTCATCGAATGGCAGCCGAGCATGGCAAGCTGATGTTCTCAACACAATTGGCAAGCATCTATCTGGACCGAAACGCTTCACTCCATTACAGATAGGCGTTGCTTCCGGTCACGGTATCGGCAAGAGCGCCCTCATTGGTCAAGTGATCAATTGGGCAATGTCAACGTGTGAGGATTGCCGTGTTGTATTGACTGCGAACACAGATACGCAGCTTCGTACAAAGACTTGGCCTGAAGTATCGAAGTGGTTTAGGCTCGCAATCAACTCACATTGGTGGAACATCACAGCAACGTCTATCTCTGTGAAAGAGAAGGCGCATGAACGATTGTGGCGTGCTGACGCAATACCGTGGAGCGAGAACAATCCAGAAGCATTCGCCGGTCTGCACAATCAAGGCAAGCGCATCGTTGTGATCTACGATGAAGCATCAGCGATTGCGGATAAGATCTGGGAAGTGACTGAAGGCGCATTGACCGATGAAGGAACAGAGATCATCTGGCTTGCGTTCGGTAATCCTACGCGCAACACCGGACGCTTTCGTGAGTGCTTTGGACGATATAAGCATCGTTGGATTACGCATCAGATTGATTCGAGGACAGTTGAAGGTACGCAGAAAGAGTTGCTCGACAAATGGATTGCTGATTATGGAGAAGACTCTGACTTCTGTCGTGTTCGCATTCGTGGCGAGTTCCCGCGTGCTGGCTCAACGCAGTTCATATCAGGTGAGGTTGTTCGCGAAGCCCGAATGAGGCAGGTAGACGAGTCAGAGTATCGACGTGAGTGGAAGATCCTATCTGTTGATGTTGCGCGGTTTGGTGACGATATGACCGTGATAGGACTGCGCCAAGGAAAGAAGTTCACTATCCTCGAGAAGATGCGTGGTCTTGACACGGTTCAGGTTGGATATCGCGTCTGTGCATATATGAGAGAGCATTCTCCTCGGCTTACTGTGATCGATGGTGACGGCGTCGGCGGTGGTGTCGTCGACAATGTGAAGCATCAGATGGCTGATTGGCTGAAGAAGAATGTGCCATCACAAGTCGAAGAGTTTCATGGTGGGAACTCGCCAGGTGATGCGTTTGCCTACTTCAACCGGCGCGCTGAAGTATGGGGCAAGATGCGGGAATGGCTGAAGACTGGTGATATCCCAGATGATCCTGAGATTGATACAGATCTCTCGGCACCTGAGTACTTCTTCAGCTCAAAGAATCAGATTCAGCTCGAGCGGAAGGACGACATGAAGTCGCGCGGCCTGTCGAGTCCTGACATAGCGGATACGCTAGCTATGACATTCAGTGCCGATCCGTGGCCCCAGACGCGTGATGAGCGTGTTGCAGAGGAGCAGGCGCAGATACAAGATCCGATGGCCTTGCACTTCGCCCGGCTAGCCGAGACGGAGAAGCGAAAGAAAAGAAGTGAACCTTTACCGTATTGGAGTTAGAATCGGAATATGGACATCAAGGGTAAGGTCAGGGAATGGCTTGGTATAAATTGGATTGATTCCAATTGTGATGAGATCCAGGTGAATCTTGATAATATCCATTCAGAGCAGCAACAGATTGAAGCTCATTTGCTTGAATTACTGGCTACATGCCAACGTCTCGAGCAGAAAATGTCATTGAATCACCTCGATAAGCCTATTGAACGTGTATCATCTCAATCATATGACTGGGATGCGGTACAGGTCATGGCGCTTCAAGACATGCAGAAGAATCCTCCGAAGGAGAACTAAATGAAGGCTTTAGAGCATAACGGCAAGTCTTATACGAACGCTGATTCCTGGCGCACAGCGAAGAAGACTCAGGCGCCGATGGCAAAGGCTGTTGGTGGCGGCGTAGAGAATCCTGAAGTTGAGGGTGAAGAGTCTCCTGAGGCTGTTGTAGCTGCGCATGGACCAGCTCACCAGGTGACAATCAACCACGATCATGAGATGGGGATGCATTCGGTTCATTCCGTACATGGTGATGGTCACGAGCATCATTCTGAGAAGGCATCGGCTGAGGAAGCTCATGAGCATGCCAAGAACCTATCTGTCGACGACGCGAACTCGGATGACATGGAAGGCGAGTCCGAGGATGGTTGGGACGAGTAATGCCATTCGTTTCTAAAGCGCAGGCTAGATGGGGCAATAGCCCAGCAGGCCATAAAGCGCTTGGAGACGTATCGGAGTGGAATAACGCTACTGATTTCAAACACTTACCGGAGAAGGTTATGTCGACAAAAGAAGTCAATCTGGGTAAGAAGCATGAATCGTTCAAGGTGAAAGAGGGCAGCTTACATAAGATGCTTGGTATCTCCGAGGACAAGAAGATAGGCGAGGAGCGGTTGCATAAGGCGCTTCACTCGCAGAACCCAACCATCCGACGTAAGGCAGCTTCAGGCATTGGCCTCAGCCATATGCATAAGGGATAAATGGCAGAGTTAGGTAAGCCTTCCACAACGAATCCCGAGAATGAAGAAGCACCGAAGAGTCGTCTAACGCCGTCTAAGTTTCCCGAAGGTTATGTCCCAGGAAAATATGCTGCTTGGTATTGCTCAGATCAGCCAAACTACTTCCCCGAAGATCTAGGCGATTACGCTAATCATATCGAGCAGATGATTCAGAACGTGAATCGGTGTGACGCTGCGGCGCGCATCTGGGAAGTCCTTCAGGCGTGGGAGAGTAGACTGTTTCGTCGTGGTTATCACTTCCTCAACGCTGGTTGGAAGGGTTGGGGAATGTTTGGTGGTTCCGGCGGCACGTCTGGCGCAAGCATCATGCAGACGCAGAATGCAATGAAGTTGTTTGCTTGCAATGTTTACGGAGCTAGGCACGATAAGATCTCTGCTTTGTTGAGCCGACAAGTTCCAGGCAGCGAGATTGTTCCTAATGAAGATGATGATCCTATGGATCAAGCTGCGGCAGAGGCGGCTGAAGATTATGTCAAGATCTTCGATAACCAGGCTAATCTAAAACAAGCTATTACGCAGGCGGCGAGTTACTTCTATACGGATGCGCGTGTTCTCTTCCTGACGTATACAGTTGCAGATCAAGCTCGTTGGGGTACAGAGATTGCTACGCGCGAACAAGAGACATATGGCGTTCCTGAGTCTGAAGGCGTATCCCCCGAGACGGAGATGGAGCCGCAGGGTCCTGGTGGTGATGAGCAGCCAGTAAGGCGCGAGACTGTCTTTGTAGGTGGAAAGCTTGAGTCTAAGGTCCCTCTCATGGCCGATGAAGAGCACGAGATGGGATGGACGCGGTATCAGCATGAGGTTGGCGTCAATACTCTTAAGGCAAAGTATCCCTGGATACGTTCTCAGATTGCATCACAGGGGAATGTCGGGGGAATGGACCAGATCGACCGGTTGGCACGTATCAATGTGCGCCTGGCGGTGCAGGCATCGTCTTCGTCGGGTGAAGCATATAAGAACGATGCTACTGAGACAGTTACCTTCTTCCGGCCTAGCGAATATGAAGGTATTGAGGATGAAGGAGTTAGGGAGACATTCTTTGAGGCATTCCCAGATGGCATGGAAGTATGGCACGCTGGCGGATCACTCGCCTTTGTACGTAACTGCCGTATCAATGAGCATGTAAAGATCATTCATCCCTATCCGGGTGATGGACAGAACCGCCGTGCTATTGGAACAAATTATCTGCCACTCCAGAAAGTCCTGAACGCGAATATCTCCTTACTTGATCGCTACTTCCGTGCTGCTGTTCCGCGCCGGTATGGGCTTGAGCCATATATCGATACGCAAGCAGTCAATGCACAGTCGAATGATCCAGGGAAGATCACTGCGGTAACCGGTCTTGAAGGTAAAGGGCTTACGATTGACCAGATTACTGGCGTCGAGCGTGTTCCACAGCCGAATGGGGCAATGTTCGAGTTCATCCAATGGCTGATCTCTGGCGCTCCTGAGGTTATGGACGGCGGTTCGCCTGCTGTCTTTGGTGCCAATGACGGCGAAGAAGGTACGTTTGGTGAAGCAAGACTCAATCGAGACCAAGCATTGCAGGTGTACTCAACTCCATGGGCATCTCTATGTGAGGCAGTATCATGTATCCATCAACAGGCGATTGAATCGGCCGCTAAGAACCGGATTACGGACATCTCGGCATCCTTGCCTGGGCAGCAGAAGCTCAAGATTGAGTTGAGCAAACTTCAGGGTTCTGTATTGGTCCATCCTGCATCGCTTGAGATACCGAAGACGATTGCAGAACAAGAGCAGCAGATGGCGCAGATGTTGGAGCAGTCAGCGAATGTTGGTCTGTACAACCAGATCATGAATGACCCATCGAATCTAGCGGTCTTCTCGAAGTTCCCATCGCTGTCGGATATGAATGTCCCTGGCGCGGATCAGGTAGAGGCGCAGCAAGGTGAGTTTGAGATCCTGATGAAGTCGGCTCCAGTGGAGAATACAAAGATAGCTCAGATTCAAGATCAAATAGCGAAGTCTGTGACCGATCCAGAGGCGCAAACACCTGAAGGGATGCAAGCTGTCCAGCAGCTCAAACAAGTAGTTCAGAGCTTGCCTCCATTGGTGTCGACGGTTCCGGTGGCTCAGGACAACAGCGAGAATCATGCAATCCATGCAGCGATCACTCTTGGCATGCTGACATCCCCAACTGGCCGCAAGCTCAAGTATGGTGATGATTCTCAGAAGGCTATCTGGCAGAATCTGAAGCTTCACTGGTCAGAGCATATTGCGATTCTGAAACAGCTTACACCTCCTCCCCAGGTTCAGATGAAGGCGAATGTCAGCATCGATCCTACGAA